TTGGTCTATCCAATTCAAGCACTGGTCCTTTCCACTTCTTGAAATCCTTGTAGTTCTCTCCGAATTCGATATCACAAGGAATAACCAGCAGTCCCCTAGAAATTGTGCAACCAGAAAAGTCTATTGGTGATTCCATCACCTCCCTCGTATATCCGGCGACATCATCCTTTGCAGTCTCGGGAATCTCAGCAGCGAAGGCATCGTGTGCTTCCATAACGTATCGGATATGATGCTTGAAACGCTTTTTGATGGCGATCATTGATACCTTCAAGTGATCCGATACGTCCGCCTGGGGAATGTAACTGTACATCTCTCGGAAGAGCTCATCGTTAAGTCTGTTTAAAAACTGCCTGACTCGTCCATGGGCTGTCCGAATGATACGATTCCCGTGAGCGATAGCCCTAACTGCGGGCCAGTAGACCTGACTGATCTTTGGAGCTTTCTCATCCATGATAGCGAGGATTTGCTTCGCTCTCCACTCGCTAATCTGAATGTCGATGTGAAAACGCCTCGCCTGAGTGTTCGATTCGAGCATGAGTCTCTTGGCTGAGGTTCCGTACCCATACGCGTGTCTACCAATCTTCCCAATATGGCGCTCCGGAGGATCGGGATGCTCTTTCGTCTTGCAATAGTTCTTCTCATCTCCACCGAATATGAACGATGCAGTTCTACCGTGGACGTCAATCTTCTGCTCGAACCATGAGAGGAGCTCTTCATCTTCAGACAGGAGGGCGACTACACGAGCCTCGGCCTGAGACTCGTCAGCATTCATGAAGATCAGCTTTTCTCCGGTCTTGAGCTTCGTAGGTACGAACATTGTACGAATGTCGCCACCGAATTCCCCATGCTTTGTGATAGAGTGTCCCGATAGACCCATTTGATGGACACGAACTGGTCGCTTAAGAATGCTTGTAGACGTTCGACCAGCTTCCGTTCCTGCGATACGGAAATTGGTCCGCATACGTCCATCGTAATCCGGACGAAACGATATTTTTGACTTTGCGTTTCTGATGCGTCGGATGTCGATGATGAGGTTGAGGATTTTCTTGTGCTTTTCGTTCTTGACGCGGTTTGCGAGGAGCTGGACGAGCGTATCTTCTGAGGCATCCTTCCTCCTTGGTATCTTCAACGTGTGGTAAAGTAGCATTATCATCTGCTTTGGAGAGTTGACGTTGACAGGAAATCCGAGCAGAGTAAAAAGCTCATCTTCCAACTGGAGCTGGCGCTCCGTATACTTGGCAAAGAGCTTATCACGAACCTCGAAGTCAATCTCCATGCCCAGCTCCTCCATCTCCTTGTAGATGGGATGGAGTTGCATCATGAAGTCGGTGAAGAAGCTCCAGAGACCAAACTCCTCCGCATTCTCCTTTAGGCGAAGAAAGTTCTCGAAGGTAACTGTCACGTCCAACCCGTTGTAGTTGAAGACTCGAGAGAGTGGATCCTTCTTTGGGTTGTAATCTCGATACTCGTCCTTGTAGTATGGCTGACGAGTATAGATGGACGTGATGAATTCCAGAGAGGCAGGGAATTCAGGGTTGACTAGCTTGGCGAGGAGGGAAAGATCAGCGTAGATCCCATGTGGAAAGCGGAAGCCTACGCACTCCATCTTCTCTTGGTCATACTTGAAGTTCTGACCAAGAATCTTGACACGTGGATCTCGGAAAAGCTTGTCGAGTATCCTCCACATCTCGGCAATCTCATAGTCTGGTACATAGAATCTTGAATCAAGTTGAGTGAGATTGATGAGAGGAAAGCTGATGCCCTCATTCTCGTCGGCAGCGAGACCACACATCATTGGTACGCATCGTAGGGCCTCAATGTCAACGGAGAATATCCATCTACCTTTAGCCGTCTTACGTTCAACGAAATCAAGTAGTTCAATCGACCGCTTTGCTGTGTGAAGAAAGCGATGGGGAAGTTCTAACTCTGGGGTTTGGGATTCCTCAACAGCTCGGTTAAAGTCGAGCTGCATGTAGACCTTCCCTGAGTAAGGGAAAAGACCCTTCTCTCCTCGCCGCTCGAAAAGGTTAGCCGGGTGTATAGAGGGAACGACCTTAGAGTTATGGTATAGAGATGACAGTATAGAACCACGCCACTTCTTGATACCATTCTCACCCGTGAGCGCGTTAAGAGCAAGTGCTCCGAGTGCAAGGATGCAGTTCGCTCCTCCATTCTCTTTGATGGCTCTGATGGTTTCCCACATATCGGGGATGCACTCTTCGATTGTATGTCCTGTTTGCGCCGCGAGCTTGATATCATTTCCAGGGGGCCTATATGGAAAGACGTTCATGAAGAAGCACTGAGATGGCTCTACTCCCGCTTGGCGCAGCATAGAGCGCGTCTCCTGCCCTGTAGGTCCTACGAAGGGTCGACCTTCTTCCTCCTCATGCTTGCCTGGTGCTTCACCGCATACGATCAGCTTAGCGGATGATGACCCATATCCGGGGACGTATCGAGCTTCGTTCACTTCTTCATCGCCGTCTTGATGTGTATAATGGCGTTGGTAATCTCAATGAGGGCGACGGAGGCCCCCGTTGAAATCTTGCCATTTTGAAGCTCAAGCGCAGCGGTGGCGAGATGCTCAATGGATTGTTGCAGCGAGTCTAGATCCTCCCTCGTTAACTTGTCATCAATGAGTTCTACTTCACCGAGCTTCTTCAATGCCCTATAAATGTCACGTTTGATCTCAAAGCGCCCATCGGGTGTAGTATCGAGCCACACCTCGGGAGATACAGCCTGACGAGCAGCTTCGGTAAGAAGATCATCGGCAAGGTCGTACTCGGGCAAAGCTCCAATAAGCTTCTCGAGTCCGCGCTTAATCTCCTCGGGGGTTAGCTGCTTCCTCTCTGTCTCGTTCTCCATAACCATCTCCCACTCTAGTAAATCGACCATTAAATACCCGCGGACGAGTTTCACCACCTCGTCCATCGAGTTCTGTATGGCATTCGACGCAGAGTAAGACATAACACTCCGGGTGTTGCTTAATGTCATAGTATCGCTCAGGCTTGCCGCGACCACGACCATCTAGATTAGTCGGCTTACCTGGAAGGTGAGCAAACTCTAGACGGTCGTCACGATCATTGCCACACATCACGCAAGCACCACCCCAAGCTATGCGTAGTCGGCGTATGGCATCACGATACTGGCCATTTGACACTTATCTATTTTCCTGAGTACGCTCGCGCTCGCTGCGCGCTTCACTTTCTTCCGAGGCCACATCACGCCCCCTTCCTTGTTTTGGTACTTCGATCCTGCACGCTTGCTCACAGCTTGACTTCCTTCAGTCTCCTTACGATCTTTTCATACGACTCATGATCCCGCTCGATGCCTATGAAGCGTCTCTTCATACGCTTACACGCTTCAAGATGGGCACCACTCCCAGCGAATGGATCAATGATGAGGGAGCCCTCGTGAGAGCAATCCTCGAGAAGATCCCGAATAAGCTCAACCGGCTTCTCATTCGGATGGATCAAGCTAACTGGAGCAAGGGGTGGGAAGATCTTGATGGACGACTGCTGAACCGACTTGACAAGGGCAGGGGAGCCTTTGACCGCGAGTAGAATCAACTCGAAGTCCCTTGAATACTCCCAGCTTCGGGCGCCCTTGGAGAGGACCATGCCGTGGAGGTAGGCTCTGTCTTTGTCAATAGGAGAAGCAGCTTCTTCGCCAATAGCACGAATCCGAAGCTCCTTCTTAATCCATAACAGTGGAGTCTTTGAGACAGTAAAACCGTATTCGGGCAATCGTCGGACGTAGGAGTAGAAGTCCTCAAACCCTACGAACATATAGAGGAACGAGTGCGGCTTCATGACCCGATAGAGTTCCTTAAAGACAGGAAGCGTCTCCTCGTCTCGTGTCAACTTCTCGTCGATATACTTGAGCCAAGGTGGATCGGTCATGCAGACGTCGAAGATTGCTCGATCGAATCGTTTGAGAACCTCTGCCGATGGACCGTTGTATACTTGATTCACGTCAAATTCAACGGGAGCGGAGGCTTCGAGCTCTGCATTGATACGTTTGGCAGCCGAACGAACAAGTCGGACTGCCGTATCCCGATCCGAGATATTCTTTAGAGCCGGATCACGCTTGACCGCATCCGCGACCATGACCGCCTCTGAGATAAAACCGAGAGACATCTTTAATTCCTCAGCTGTATCTCGCATGGACCAGCCGCCGCGTTGAGCCTTACCTTTCTTCGCCTCAGCTACTCCGTGCTGTTCTTGTCTCGTCCTATGCCACTCGGAAACCAGCTCGGATATCTCATACCACGGGAGATTGACTCGACGAAGATTCTCCTCGATGGTAACGAGCTTCATGGACACCTCATCTCCCTCAACAACTCGGCAAGGGATCTCTCCGATGCCGAGGGAGACGCACGCCTTGAGTCTCTTCTTTCCGGCCTTTACGATGAAGCGAGGTCCATCGGGCCCGTTCAGAGCCTGAACAGTAATTGGGTTGAACAATCCTTTCGTCTTGATGGACTCTGCTAATTCTTTGATAAACTCCGTATCCTCGACTTCATCGCAGACGAGGAGTTGTGCAGGTATGTGTACTGTCTCTAATGCTTTCATCGAGTCTCCTTAACCCCTCTCATGAGCTGAACGAATGCCTCCCAGTCCATCTGGAATCCAGCGGCGTGAGCGTGTCCTCCTCCGCCATACTCTTGTGCGATCTTCGCGACGTTAATATCGCTCTTCCCTGACCTCAGGGAGAATTGCCACTTGAGATCCGCGCGCATGAAGAAAGAAGCCGCTCGATCGAAGACGGAACGCTTGATGAGGGCATCAAGGTGGTCGGAGCAGTTCATATAGGCGATGTTGATGAGGGGAAAAGTATATCCTCCCAACTCAATCATGACTGCATTCTCTCCGGCCTTCCTTCCATAGTTCTCGATGTAGGCTCCGATGTAACTCCCCTTTTCCGCGACCTCCTTCGGATTGGAGATCCAGAGATCCTCCCACGAGTTCCAGTTCATCAGAACCGTAGAGATGTAATTCATCTGTGCACGAGTATCTGGGAGATTGAATCTCCAGAGATCTCGATCCTCTACGCAGTTGACCAGCCAGTGACGAGGCTGTCCAGTGAAGAACCAGTCCCAGGTAATTCCAGCACCCGAACGTTCCATATCGAAGACGGTATAGGGGAGTCCCACGAGATCATTCTGCGCAGTCTCATGGTGATCCAGGACGAGCATGGACTCTGCATCTCGAGCCATCTTCTGCAGGATCTCTCTAGGCCAAGAGAAGTCCACGATCGTGACACGCTTGCCCTTTACGTCGGGAGGCGCGTCACCGTAGTTGGCTCCGATACACTCCGGCATTGGCAGGGTGTGTAGAGCGAAGTATCGACGGACGACGTAGGCCGCAGTCATTCCATCGAAACAGTTCTTGTGATAGATAACGAGTTCTTCGTACATTTAGGTCATCTCTTGTGAATAGTTGATAGGATTACGAACTACGCTCATGAGATCTCTATCCGATTTGTCGATTATTGGAGACCCGATTCGAGCTTGAAGTGGTCTATACTTTTCGAGATACTCCTTCTCCACATCGTCAGGATTCTGAGTCCAACGGAGGAACTCCTTGTTAATTTCCGACCAATCCGAGAAAACTAGCATAAGACATCCAACCTGGACGATCCAACCATTTTCCGCCAATGTTATTGTGATCGACGTTCTGTGTTTGCTCATTCTATTACCTCCTATGCTGCCGAGGAGGATTCGTTCTCCTCGGCAGGAACGAGGTATAGCTATCTACTCGTCGTCGTCCTCCTCGTCCTCCTCCTCCTCTTCCTCCTCGACCCCTTCCTCCTTCTCGGCCTCCTTCTCGAGCTCTTCCTCCTTCTCGAGATCCTCTTCCTTCAAGTCTTCATCAGCGGCGAAGTAACGGCTCATTTATTTTCTCCTCTTTGTATTGGGGAAATGCTGGGGGCCGTGACTAGCGGGCTTCGCGTACCTCTCTTGATCGTATAGTCGCCATCTAGAAACTGGAGAGCCCCATCACGAACTACTACGCGACGACTTGCTGCCGCTTGCGGAACCGGGAGACGTTGTTCTGGAGGTTGCCCTTGTTGTCCTTCCGCTGCTCGATGAACGCGTCGATGTGGGCACCCTTCGTCGCCTCGAAGTCGAAGACACCGCCGGATGCGTCCAGGTCAATCCCGTTCGCTGCGGCGTAGTCCTTGATGAAGCCCGGCGCCTTCTCGTTGAAGTAACGCATCACCGGAACGCCCTTGAACTCACCGTCCTCCACGACGAGGTCGACGATGACGTTCTGGGAGCCGTCGGTCTCGGCCTCGGATTCCCTGACGTCCTTGACGTGAACAGGATACCAGGCTGCCTTGTCGATAGCCGTACCCCTGAGCAGATCCTCGGCCGTGTAACGCATTCTGATGGACATTTGGACTTTCTTCCTTTCGTTACGAGTGGATGGTAGCGTGCATTCTCTTTCCAGTCTATGGTATTCATACCAATATTCCGAGGTAGAGAATGCACAAGAGACCCGCCTTATGAGGCCAGTTTGTTCTGAGCACCGAATTTGTGTCTCAGGAAGTGATGCAACTTCATCCCGCGGCACAGCTCACAGAATAAATAAACCAGACGGTTCGGATCCTCGCATACGGAAGCTCCCCATATACGAGGTGCATTGCAGTCGTTACATCTCCATACCTGGAAGACGCTATCGGACATGATTACTTCTCCAACAGTTTCGCTGCGAGATCCGGACTGTTCTTCTTGATTTCGTCGATGATTCTCTCATAGAGCCCCTTCTCACCGGGGCGCATTGTCCAGTCGATCATCGTGGGAAGGGAGAGAGCGGAACGACATTCCTCATAGTACTCATTCGCACAGGTGTGCACGATGAACTTTGGAGGATTGCCGAGCATTCCTGCAACTTCAGGCATGAAGAGGTAGATTTCGTCGAAGAAGATGGGGACCTTGGGTGCAACTTTACGCCCTTGAGTCACGACCATCCTCTCGACTCGATCTTCTTGGACGGCCTTTCCTCCTACCTTCTTCATGACCTGATAGGAAATGGTCACGAGGTGTGCCGTCAAGATGAAGTGGCGCGGAAACGAACGAAGCTGGTCCAAGACAGCGGAGACTCCACGCTGCTCCGCCTTGTAGTCCTGGATCTCTGGCATCTCAAGGACGCCAACCTTCATCTTGTCCGACTTGTTCTGGGTAAGATTGATCGAGTATCCGATGGTCATGTCGGCTAACATCGTTAGACCATCGAGGATTGCTCCCCAGTACTTGTCGGGGTAGTCGAGAAGCCATCCAATCTTGTCCCAGAGCTTGGTGAAGTCCCCAATTCCGTAACTGTCGAAGTCGATCTTATTCGCCAAGTCGGGGAACAGCTTGAGGATTGGACGAATACGCCCATCGGTGTCGAAGATGTAAACCTTCTCACCTGGAGGCGCAAGGCGTGCAAGTGACGCCGCACCAACTGTCTTGCCTCCTCCACTTCGACCGACGTGCATTGCTTTGAAACGATCGGCTGGCTTGACAACGTCTAGTGAGGGCATCTAGTTATCCTTATTCTCTACAACATCCGTCACCTTACGGAGGTTGTAGTAAGCTGTATCCGATCTTTTGACCAGGATCATCACGAACGAGTTTCTCGGAAGCAGGAGGGAGAGGTAGATTTCGTGGTCATATGGATGGGGAGATAAACAGGCGAAGTAAGGTGGTCCATCCCGTCTCTTCTGGGGAGCAGCGAGGTTAACGCGGATCATTCTCCTCTCCTATCGTAAATGCTCAAGTGCCGCCTCTGCCTCTTGATGAAGTTCTCATTGAGGAATCTCTGGCGATCATTCGGAGACTGCATACAGATATCCTCGAACCAGCATCCATCGTATTTGTCGCACTGAGTGAAGTCGGGAGGATAGTTGTCTGCCTTCACGCAGGCGTCGATAAACTGTGCTCGGTAAGAGCTCCAGCCTACCCACCAATCAATGACGGGTCGAGGATATACGAAGAAATCTCGGGTAAACTTCTTCTCGGAAGCGAGCGTCTTCTGGAAGCCAATGTTGTTCCGCATCGAGCGACCAGCTCCACTCGCCCACGCATATGCGATAAACTGATTCGAGAGCGGCACCGCTGTGCGATTCCTCTGACGGGTCTTATGATCCGTCCAAGTCTGATGCCCCTGACGATTCTCGAAGATGATGTCAACGATCATCTCGATGATGATTGTGACTCCCTCTTCTTCATCCGTATCGGGGCGCTCGAAGAGTGGAAGTGCTACTGGCTGCTCGATGGCTATTGGATACTCAGGATCATTCTGCCAGAACAGACAGTATTCCCTAAAGGTGGGGATGACCTCGTCTTCCGACGCTTCGATCTCTACGTCGAGAGATATAGCCTTGAATCGCCCCTTCTCTATCGCCTGCTCGATCATAAGAGCATGAGCAGGACGATCAGATGGAGGAAGCATCTTGAGCCTGTAATACTCAGCGAGCATGATATGCATCATGTCGCCCTTGTCGAGGTAGTCAGGCTTCTTCTCTGGAGCCGCCTCGACGATCTTGTCGTACATATATTTGGTCATACATGCCGACAAGTTGAGTGAGTTTGGGGAGGTCTTGAGATACCTCATTAGACTTACTCGACCTTCTCGCCAGTCACCTTGTAGATCCGGTAGTCTTCTGGCATATCACCGATATCACCATCTTCTACGCACTCCTCAATCGACTTCTTCGCCTCTTCGATTGAGTCACCGTATGCCCCAATCTCCATGAGTTCCATGAGATCGGAGATGTCCTCGATCTCTTCATCCTTATGTGCGTAGACGAAAACGGGCTTCATCTTCTACTCCTTCCCGTATCTAAGATATTCAAATGCGCTTGTTGCTCTCTCCTCGTCATCGTCTTCGTATACGACTTCACCGCTCTTGGAGTCTACAATCTGCGACACAGTTCGACATATGACCCTGTATCGCAGGTAGCAAGGATCAATCTCCCTTGACTTGATATGATCCGTGAGAAATCCCCTCTTCCGACTCCTCGATGTCAATTGAGAGGGCCCACATCTGATAGACTGCCTCGAAGTAGTCTCCAAATCGCATCCCACGTAGACGCGCGTTACGCGCGGAAACAAGAAGGACGCCAAGCTGGTTAAGATAGGAGACTTCCTCTCCGTGGAATCGAGTGATGACACGATTGGCCTCCTCGATGACTTGCTGAGCAGAAATTTCATCGGACCTTTGTAGTGCTAAAAAGCCACTTACTTGGGGAATCAAGATTGAGGAGGAACCACAGGTCTTGCATTTCCCGTGTGCATCTATCTCGACGGTCTTGTCGCAGTCCGCACAAATTGCCATTTAACCTCCTAACTCTGTTCAAGCCCTGAGTTGGAAAGAAATCGCCAGATGGTAACTACAAGATCCATCATCAGGCAAGCCCAAGCAAGTGGGGTACTAACACAGAGTACAACGAGTCCCAGAGGAGGGAAGAACTCCCATACGATATTTACTCCGTCCCACCAATACTCGATAATTAACTTGCCCATACTTCACCGATTCCGTTCAGGGTCTGAACAGGAAGTAGCTACTTCTTGACCCTCATGCGGCTACCGTCGCACCACTTACCTTGATCTCGCTGGCTCACCGGATTCCTGTGCCATGAGGTACGACCGTGCCTGTTGACACGCACATGACCCATGCAGATGGTGCACTTGTGCGGACGCTTGATCCGATTCGGCACGCGGCGACGAGGGGCCTGGAAGTGCTTGGCCCTCCGGTGCTTCTTTGTCTCACCCGACTTCTTCTCCTGCTGCTTTCCGCTCATCACTTTCTCCTTAGATCCTTGCATACGCCGCAGAGACGATAGTAGAGATCTTGACAATTGAACTTTAGACAGTAGAAGATCCTGTCGCAAGCGGGACACTCATGACGATGGACTCGGGGATCAGCGGTCATATCGTTCTCAGATCTGGTATGACCACGACGTCATAGAGCCTATGACTCCGGCCGAAGCGAATCTCGCAATTCCACACTCCGCCAAGCGTAATCCACAAACGAAGGTGGATGTTCCAAGCGTCCTCAGGTCCACCACCAACCCACCAGAGGACATATGCCTGCTCGTCCTCTACGAAGATTGATGCTTTGGGATAATTGTCAGTTGGGTATTTGACTTCAGGCATCTATCCCTCGTACAGGTGGATACGACCCCTGCGATCCACGAAGAAGGGGATATCGACGACATCGTGCTCCAGCTTGTAGACGCCCCACGACGTGCTCTCGAAGTACACCCGAGGCTGATCTAGCCCCGTCTCGAGGAACCGACGAATGCGGCGCCGGATCTTGTCCGTAATCGACTCTCTCTTAGTCATCTCGACTCCTCCTATGCTGCCTATGGTAGGATCCATAGGCAGGAACGAGGATCGAAAAGGCTTGTACGCTAAGGTCCTCGAGCCATCCTTTGCCCTCCATTCCCCAGCGTAGTTCCGGGGGACCGCCAGGCAATTTTAGAATTAAGGCATTCGCTCTCGTTGATTTACGTTCAGGTCATTGTCCTATCCATCTTTCCTTTGTAAGCTGGCTAGTTAGTCATAGTCCGCACTTTGTTAATTCGGCTACTGAGCCGGAGTTGCTCAGCCTCGCCAGTCTAATTCCTTACGTCGACGAAATACAGTTTAGTCACTCTAGTAAGTCATAGTCTCTCCCAATGGCTTTCTCCTAGCCACGAATCGTGGACTAGAGTCTTTGTACACGTCTTGAGTCAGTTGAGCTGCAAGCCTAAACTCTTTGACGTGCGAGTATTTCTGCTGTATCTCTCCATTGACGATCTGCGCCGACTCCCAGTACTTCGGCAAGTTCTCGAGGAATAGTGCGAGACTCCTTGATCCAGTAAGCAGGGGGAAAATCTGACTCTTTGCTACCGGACTACCGGGATGTATGTCGGCGGAGAGTAGAAGACACTTGACCTTCAATGCAGTCGCGATACTTCCCGCGAACCCTGTATCGAGGAGAATATGTCTCTTGGAGTCGAACTTTTTGAACTTCTCGTGGTAGCACGTCTGACGAGAGCAGGACGGGTCGAAGATTGTGGGGTAGCCCTCACGGCGAGCTAATACCTCGAAGATCCATACGTCCCTTCCCATCAAGAGCAGGGTCTTTCCTTCAGAGCGAGACTTTGCCGCCCTCCAAGCGTTCTTGACAACTGTCATCTGCTCTGGAGTAAGTCTCTTATAGTACGATCCTCGTATCTCGTTAAGCCACGGATCAGACGGAATCGTACCCAGCTCTTTTGAGACGGGCTCCACGAACGTTTCGAGATGATTCTTGAGCCAGCCCATTAGTCGATCTCGACGTGGACCTTTGAGAGTTGTAGCCGTCCCGATTGGATTTCCTCCTCTAGGGCCTCAAAGGTCGCATCATCCCCCTGACGAAGCTTCTCGTCGAATTTTTCGGGGATAGTAACCTCGGCGTTGATCTTGACCTTAATCCTAACCACGTTCATTGTGGCCTCTCCACTACTATAACGACCATCGTTCCGAGAAGAACGAACACCGCGCCGGCGAAGCTAATATCGCCAGGGTCCAGGAAATAGTTGACCACGGCGACCACAGCGTTCGCCAGCGCGATCCCGACGATAGAACTCCAACGCCTCACATCCCTCTCCACTTCGCTCGTCCCTCCGTTGCGAGCTTCTGAATGAGATCTTTCATGAACTCCGACTCCGTGTAGTCGGACCACTTGCCCTTCACCGTAGCGAGGTATGCCCTCTTCTTCTCCACGAGCTCTGCCTGATACTCGTCAAAGGTACCGATGGCCGTGGGATAGAGAACATTGACTTGGGAAGCCGTCGAGCCGGGCCTCGGGAATCTGCACTCCGCCTGATACTCGTTCGGAGGATTCCACTGTCTCTCGCCCATAACGGCATCGGAGCAGAACTGGAAGTTCTTACCCTCTCCAGCAGCCAGAGTTGAGGCTACGAGCACGCGGCGTTTGGGATTGTCTCGGAAGTCCTTTTCGATGAGCGAACTCTGTTCTCCGGAGAGTCCACCCAGGAGCCGTGAACAAGGCGCGTCGCCTCTCTCCCCTAGAACTTGATTGAGGCGAGATTCGATCGTCGTCCCCACGTCGATGTGGTGAATGAAGATGACGATCTTAGGCTTCGCTCTGAGCTTGATCTCTTTGCCGTCGCCGTTGCCGTAGGCCAGGAGATCCTTCTCCTCGTCGTGTTCTTCGAGCCACTGTGTAACATAGTCGACAATCGGCTCGACCTTGGCGAATCCCACCATGTGGTACATCTTCATGAGGGACTGGCCTAGAGCACGCTGCTTCGCCCAGGCGCCTTCTTCGTTGTCGCCGTCGTAGATGTCGAAGAAGTTGCCTAACTCCTTCTTGTACGCCTTATTCACTTCTTCGTCAAGATGGAAAAATCTACGCTGACGGAAGATTTGTGGCAACTGGGGCATCACGACTTCACGGTCGTATTCAATAATGAATGGAGCCGTTAGTTGCTTGAATCTCTCGTAGCTCCTCTGCTTGAGCCCGCCGATGCGCAGGCGTCCATTATCATCGTTGTAGTAGTGGATGAACTGGTCGAAGAACACCTGACGATAACGGAAGTTGATCGGATCGAGAATGTTGAGTATGTTGAAGTACTCACCCGCGTTGTTCTTAATCGGAGTGCCTGAGAGGGCGATGAAACGCTCTGTCTTGGCGGCCAAATCCTGGACGAAGCGCGTACGAGCTGCATCCGGATTCTTGATGTGCTGGACTTCGTCGTAGATGATCGTCTTGAGGGGATAGTCACGCAGCCAGGGCAATCCGCCCTTCTCGACCCTCTCTCTCCTGTTGTAACGGGGAGCTAGCAGATCCTGCGAGGCGATAAAGAGTTTGATTCCCTTACAGGGAGTTTCTCTCGACGTCTCGAGGACTTGAACCAGCCTATCCGGGCACCAGTCTAGAAGCTCCATCATCCACTGTTCCGTCATTGACGCCTTGCAGATGATGAGAGCTGGTGTTAGATCCTTCCAATAGTGTCTGAGAAGGATCGAGCTAATTATCGTCTTGCCGAGACCCATGTCGAGCCGTAGAAGCACCTTGAAATTCGCTTCGACTGCTCGACGACATGCCTCAGCTTGGAAGGGAAAGAGCGTCTTCGATCCATCGACGTTAGTGAATCCGTCGAATGAGATCTTCTCGAGCTTTTCCTCCGTGATTGTGTGACCACACTCGAGGAGGATGATCTTCGTTCTCTGCGGCTTCATCTCGCCGTTGACTTGCTTGGGAAGCACTGCGACGAAGCTAGACTTCTCCTTTGCAGGCTTCCCGCACTTCGGACAGTCAGGGCGAATTATGTGGCTAACTGGCATTGTCCTACAGCTTGTCGATGATGAGCGGCTGCTTCGCCGAGAAGGGGAAGGGGAACTTCTCCGCCAACAGGGTGTCGATCAGGGTGTGATTGTGCGACGTCGCCGACACGCCCTCGTTGATGATCTCCCACCCGTAGGAGATTTTCGTCTTGTTGTCGTACGCCCGCCGACGGATGCAGGTGAGGATGCGAGTGGCCGTTTCTCCCCTCTTGGAGAGCTTACCGCAGATCGAGCAAACAAACATATCAAATCCCTCGTCTTCTTTGGATCGAGGGCTCCTGTAGTCTAACTCTGCTCTTCCTGAGCTTCGAGCTTGGCCGCCGCCTTGGCCAAGCGCCGTTCCGCCTGCTCACGGGTGCAACCCATGAGCTTCATAATGGTATCGATCGCATCGAGAGACTTGGCTGTGCCGGCTGCGCGACGAGGCTTCGAGGTCTTCTCCTCCGTCGGAGCGGGCTTCGGCTTGTACTGCATGTCCCTGACCTTAAGAGCATCCTTGTGCTCCTTGGTCAAGTGGATGCGCTTTGCCTCGAGAGTTACCTTCACCGCCTGTTTGGCGATTCGGATTCTCGTCGAGAACTTCGTCAGGAGGTTGACATGATCGACTAGTTCCTCCGGCGTCAGATCCTTGACGGCAGGGAGATGATACGTCAACTCCTCGCCTTCCCTGACGCTGCGGTTGAACAGGATCATGTACTCTTCCTGAGTGAGATCCGGCTCCACGCCAGCAATCTTCACGTCAGGTTCTTCACTCACGTCTACCTCACTTCCTCGACAAACTCGGCATGTCGCCTCGTCTGTCTCATAGAGGGTGGTCCTAAGCATCTCAAACGCCCCGCAGTGTGAACGTATTACGTCGTCGGATATAGGGAAAAAGAAGTGCGACGGCTCACCGGGAAGACTGTTTCGGTAATTCCCGATGAGCACGTTGTCCTACTCGTCTGCCTGGAACGGCTCGAAGTCAGCCTCACCCGCATCGTCGAGGGTATAGGCCGGAGGATTCTCGACTATGCGTGCGCATTTGTCGCAGAGGACCATATCGCCTCGGATGCTGGTCTGTCCACAACGAGCGGGGATCTCCTTGTAGGAGAACTTCGTGGGAACGATTTGCGTCGTGGACTTGCCGCAGGGCAGCATCAGTGACTCTCTTCAATGTGCACGCGGAGGCCCGTGAGCCTCTCGAGAAACTGTTCCGTCTGGATGATCGTTTCGAGTTCGCTCACCTTGATGTCCGTATCGTGATGCGTCTCGATCTCGATGATCCTCCTCCGAGAACGCTTCGTCCGGGGCGGGAAGATGAACTTGATCCTGAATCTCATTTCAGCACCCCACTGAGTCGAGATACGCGTCGATGGCTCCCGCCTGCGCAGCGGTGAGCTTTCGCGTCGTGCCGGTGAGGATCATCCTCATGCTCCTGATGGCCTCGCGGGAGATGAGGAGGCCGGGGGTCTTTGTGGGGAGAGCCGCCATTCGTCCGATGATGACCGACGTGGACGTGTAGCCTTCCAACCACTTCCTGTCGGCGTAGATCCGCGGTCGCGGCGCGACGTACGTCTCGAGCTTGCGGATGAAGAGCTTACGGCGGACGATGGTGTTCAGCATCAGGTCGCGCTGGAAACGTGCCGCCATCTGTTCTTCGCTTGGCCTCGTCCAGGCGATCCTGAACTCCGTTAGGCTCATACTCTCTCCTAGAGCTCCGACAGGTTCCCGTCGAAGTGCGTGAACGCCTTGTGGAAGAGCTTGGCGTTCGTCTTGGCCACCTTGCCCTCGGCCTTCGTCCGCACCGGCTTCATCATCGACTGCTTGAGGATCGCCATGATCCTCTTCGGCGTCTTGTACTTCACTTCGTCCTCCTGTGGTACTTCGTCCTCTGCGGATACTTGAACTTCGGGGGCTTGATCCTTCCGGACTGTGCAGGGAGTACCTTCGTCTTGGTCCCTGCGCGCTTCGTCGTTCGGCTCACTTACCGTCTCCCTTCATCATGGAACCGAGTAAGCTGTCGCCATCGTGTTCAGAGTCTGAACGGGATGCAGGCGTTCCTACGACGTCTTCGGCTCTCTCCCTCGCAAGCGCAGCTAGCTCCTGGCGATAGAGCGAGATGAGATCTACGTCGGCGTTCTCTACCAAAGCCACGCGCAACGACTCCCGACACTCCTCCACCGTATCACCGCACTTCAACGCGGCACATCGGAGCTTATCGAGAGTGATCGTGAACTTCGTGTTGCAATAGAAGCAGCGCGCTTCGTTTCCGACGATATCCGCCCGATTGTAGGTATAGGATGGACAATCCATACACTTCCACTGCTCCCGTTCGTTCGCGTTGACGAATCGACGGTAGCGGTGGCCGTCAGTGCATCGGGTTGGATTCTTACGGGGCATTATCTCGTGGGGTAGTGTCTCAGCGTCTAGCTCTCGAGCTCCTCGATTACGCAGGCTGCGCAGCGCTCGTTTTCCTCGAGGTCGCTGTAGCCGTGCTTCGGGCAGATGATCGTGTGCGAGTGGAAGTAAACTCCCGCTCGCTCTCCCTCTTCCCTGAAGTAGTGCAGGTGCTCGGGGCAGATGGAAACGACGCATCCATCGGCGAGGACTCGATCCTCGAACGTATCTATACGCTCGGCCAAGCAACCTTGTCTGTCACAATGCATGCCCTCTTCCTTTCCGAAAGAGAATCCGCCCGAAATCCCCGCGTGGATTTTCTGCGGGTTTTGAGCGGGTTTCGCGCTGGTCCTGCGGGGGTCCATTCTGGGTTAACTCGTTGAGGCGATTGGGGTTACGGCTGGATACACCCCCGCCCCTACCCCGGAATGTACGCCCCGGGTGGCTGTTTGTCAAGTAACGATCGAAAAAATCCTCCTCTTCCTCCTACTCTTCTTAATATATATATATACAGACATATAAGGTAGGGGCAGAAGTGGTAAAGCTGACATCCATCCCGGCCCGGCTGGGGGTTGTCTAAGGGAGGGGGAGGGGGGGTATCCTCGTGTAACCCTTTTATTTTCAACGAGTTAGGCTCGAAGTATACAGCGCAGGAGTCACGCGGGAGCCGCGCGGGAGTTGCTCAAAAGTCGCGCGGGAAAAAAGTGTATAAAGACGTGTATACCTATCGAGTGGCGCGGCGGCGCGGATTGTGTTCAGAGTCTGAACGGGACGTGGAGCTTCTATAAAGAACGGATCGGATTAGAAAGCTCGTTGGAAAGGGTCGGTCGGGGGCGTCGTAGCTCGTTGGATACCTCAGGGGGAGCTAGACGCAAAAGGCCGGGGGAGGGGAATCCCCCAGCCTCGTCGTACGGTGTTCTATCGGTTACTTCTTGTCGTCTACCGTCCGAGAAGCATCGAAAGCCGCTTCTCGAGATGCTGCTGCGCGTGGTACAGGATCTGGTAGACCGTGTACGATCCGCGCGCCACTTCCCACATACGGCCCCTGATGATTCGGATAGCGTCTTCCGTCGCCATGATCTCGTCCATCACATCCTCTCTTTCCGATAGTTTGTCAACGAGCTGTTGCATCTAGGTCCGTTACGACCGGCGAGGGAGGATTCTCCGCCCCCGCCGGTCGTAGCTGAACTAGAGGTCCTACTCGTCATCCTCGTGCATGAGCTTGACCGCCGCCAGCGCTTTTTCGAACGACTTGAAGCGACCGGACTTAACGAGTTTGCTCGCCATGTCCTTATCCCCCTTCTCGGGGTCGACGAATTTGGCCTCGTACTGCGTCCGGACCTTGGCGCGGCAGTTAAGTCCATACGCATACGTCAGGAGGTCATTCACGGGGTTCTCGCCCGGGACTTCGTTGCCATCCTCGTCCTTGACGACGCCACGCTCGGCGTCGGCGAGGTTGTACAGGTCAAGGACGGTCGAACCGTCGATCGAGAAGACGACGCGCTTGAACGCCTCCTTATGCTTATCGCCCTTGTTCGGAACATCGTTGATGGTGACTTCGGCGTTCTCGTACCGCGCGAGACCCCTCGCGACCGCCGCCTCGACCCATGCCTTGTGCAGTGCCATTGCCGTTCTCCTTTGAAAGAATCCCTCGGCCATCGTCAGCCGAGGTTCCCGACCAGTTCCGGCCGGTTAGCTACATGATGGGGCGTCCCCGCCAGATTGTCAAGCGCGCCCGGCCCCAGGTAGGCTTGAGGGTGGCCGAATCGGCCCGGACAGTAGGTCCGACCATACGCCCCACCTGACCGGCAGGGTCCCATCCCTGTGCCACCCGGGGGATCATCAATCGCGTGTGTTTTACATCTACACTTGGGTCCCATATCTTAACTTCTCAGAGAAAGCATGCTTACAAGCTTATGATTCGATTCGACCTCTTCGGGATCTATTAGTCTACAGGAGGTTGAATCGAACTTGAATGAATGCCGTTCGGAGTATGAACAGGATTTCTTGCTTCCTTTCCACTGTTTTCCGTTTCTTCTCGGTTGTAGTTCCTTGATCTTTTCCCTCTCGAGCTTTTCAGCTTGAAACCTTGATTGGCAGGGGATGATGAAAAGTCTGACAAGTGGAATATTTCCATGAATGAGATTGGATACAGCGTGATGAGATGGAGAGAGTACTCTGGCTAGTCCATGAGAGGAAAGTCCTACATACTCACATACCTCTCCGACATAGACAATGTAGACGAGTGGAGAAGTTAGAGCTCTAAAATTGATTTCAAGCGGTTCCATACTGGGAATATGAGTCTGAACGGCAATTCTGTCAAGCCTGAACACCAAATCGGCCTTGACTTTTTAGGGAAATGTCCGTACATTCAGAGGGGGTCCGGTCTGTTGCGTTTGGCGTTTGCCCTTGGGGAGGGGTGAATGACAGACGGGTCGGTTGAGCGATTGAGCGCAGGATGTCACCTCCTCCTGGTCCTGGGAGGTTTGATGTCTAGCAGCTCTCGCCACCGACTAAATGGATCGGATCCCCTTTCTCTCAATCTCCTGGGGTAGAGTGTGGAGATAGACGCGGAAGCGGCAGCGAAGTTACTCGGCGACGAGCGGAATCTCGCTGTCCGTAATCCGAATGTCACCTTCCTCAAGGCGCACCGCGGAGGTAGGACAAACGGTGCGAAGGAGATTCCTCCGATGATTCGAACTCTCATCGGCATTGCTGCGCACAACGATACGTTGGCCTCGACTGCGCGGGCATTCGGTGTCTGTGAGCGAACGGTATCAGCCGCGAAGATCGGTAACGTCGGAGTTGATCGCCACGATGAGGATGTGAAGGAAGCGATAGATACTGTCGTTGAGAAGAAGGACAAGAATCTGAGGGATGTGGCTCTTGATCGCCTGGCTGGAATGTTCGCTTCGGTCATCAACGATCAGAACCTCGGAGCGATGAAGCCTAGAGAGGCGGTCTCTGCCGCTAAGGATATCGCCACTATCGTCGAAAAGCTGACGCCGCGCAGCGGAGGAAATAGTGTCGCAGTCTTTGTCCACGCGCCTAGAGTCAAGGATGAGAGGGAATTCGGAGAAGTCGTTGAGGTTGCGTATAGGCCCCTAGAAGATAAGAAGCTGACGTGAGCGTCGAGATAGTCACCCCAGACCGGCTCGACATTAAGCTCTTCCCGAAACAGGAAGAGTTCGCAGCTATCCCCACCACAATTAAAGAAGGATTCTTTGGAGGAGCAGCCGGACCCGGTAAGTCCTTCATGCTCCTTTTAGATCCTCTACTTAGACAACTTCATAAGCATCCCCGCTTTCACGGAATCCTCTTCCGTGAGTCTTTCCCCCAGTTAGAAGAATCCCTAATCCATGAGTCGCAGGCATGGTACCCCCACTTTGGGGGAGTATATAATGGAACGGAGCATTACTGGAAATTTCCCGGTGGTGCGACGATTCGCTTCTCCTATCTAGCGAAGGATGAGCAAGCATACGACCACGATACGGCACAGTACAACTATGTCGCCTTTGATGAGTTGACTGCCTTCTCCCGTTTCCGCTGGATGTACCTCGTCCACTCTCGGTGCCGTACCACCGTCGATAATCTACCGGCGTATGCGCGAGCTGCGTCGAATCCTCTCGGAATAGGACACTCGTGGGTCAAGGAACGATTCATTGATCCATTCCCTCAAGGTGGAAAGATAATCGCCGAGAGGATGCCAGATGGCACACTCGTCAAGCGCATCTTCATCAAGGCTAGGGTAACTGACAATCCGCTCATCATGGAGCGGGACCCGCAGTACATCAACTCCCTCATGCTCCTCCCAGAAGCGGAGAAGAGGAGTAAGCTCTATGGAGACTGGGATGCCATTGCTGGTGCAGTCTTCCGAGAGTTTCGACAGATTCACAATATCGACGAGCCGAACAACGCAATTCATGTCGTCGAACCCTTCGCCATTCCCCCTTACTGGCCAGTCTTTATCGCAATTGACTGGGGATTCTCTGCTCTGTGCTGGATAGGTTTCTTCGCCGTATCTCCGGATGAGAGGATTTTTCTCTTTAAGGAGATGAGCTGGCGTAATACGAAAATTTCAGTGTGGGGAGCGGATTTAGCGAGAGCGGCGCTGGATTATCCATCACTTCAACTTCCAATTACATTAGACAAGTCTGCATTCTCTCAGAGGGGTGAGGAGAAGACTCTCGCTGAGCAGATAACCGACGCAACGGGAATGGAGGTCGAACGCTCCGACTCCGATCGTATCGGCGGTAAGATGCTTCTCCACGAGTATCTCCGCTGGTCGCCGCGTCCGCCGAAGTACGTTCCTCCTGGAGGATATAGCCAAGAAACTGAAGAAAAGCTCTACAGACTTCGAGGTAGAGAGGCTGCCGAAGCGTATCGTCACGCTTTCGACCCCGAGCCGGAAGAACTGAATATTCCCCGATACCAGATCTTCAAATCGTGTCCCCTCGCGATAAACGCGATTGTTGCCTGCGTCTCCAATCCCAAAAACCCCGAAGACGTGATGGAGTGGGACGGAGACGATCCATACGACGGCCAGCGATATGGACTCAAGCGTGCTCATCGTTACTTCGAGCAGGCTAAGGAAGCTGGATCAAACGTCGGACGGCGAGAGAAGATTCTCGAGAAGTTGCACAAGACAGGCGACATGACGACGTTTTACCGGGAGATGGAGAACCTTGAGTCTGTGGAAGTGGCTGCGTGGGGCCCTGTTCGGAGATATAATCGAATCCGCTCAGGACGCTCAGCGCGCATATCGCGAAACTAACGAGAAGCTAATAGCTTGCCTCGAAGAGGCGTTGATTCACGAACGCGGGATCAATGCTTCCTTGAAGGAGGAGCTACGTCTCGCTCGTTCAGCCGAACCGCACCTCCTACCCGACTCATCTCCAATTGATCCCGACTCTTTAGTTCCCATTACTCGGCGATCTCGTCTGCTTAGTCAGATGAAGATGAGAGCTGTACAGATTCTTGATGAGAAGAGGAAAAGGGATGCGTAGCTTTCTGATGAAGATTGGACTGGAGATCGTGAAGCTACTTCCTCCCGCACTTGCTCGACTGCTCTTACTGTCCGTTATTGTCGCCGGCATTATTCTCCATTTTTCTGCCCGAGAAGATATCTACAGACTTGCAGAGAGAACGAGCAAGGTTGAAGAAGCTCAGTCGAATAGTAAGGAGTTGATGAGGGAGATATTGCTCGAGATTAGAGGTTATCGAGCAGATATCCTCAAGCAGAATGAGGAGTTAAGGAAGGGCAAGCCATGAGAATGTTCGTATTCTTTCTGGTAGCTGCGATTGGATTCTGCAATCCAAATCCTGATCCGAAGCCGACTCCTACTCCTACGCCGACTCCCCCCGGCCACGTCTGCGTCGTCGATAAGGAGTTCTGCAATTGCTACGTCATGCCGCCCGAGACGGGTGAATGGATTCTGGTCTCGTGCCCTGCTGGACAGGAATGTACTACCGAGTATCAGTGTATTACTCCTGAACCTACTTGTCCTGAATTGTGTCCGCCAAACACTCATTGCACCGATCCCCTAAAGGGCTGCGTACCTGACGAGCCAACTCCTCCACCTTCGACGACTTCCTGCCCTAAAGAATTTGAGGGAAGTCATATTGGAATGAGTGACAAGTCTTATGGTCAGGGACAGGATTCCACGGTTTGGGTGTATGGAGATCCTCAGTTCTGCTTCTTGATTCACGGTGTCGCTGTCAATGGGTGCCATCTTGAGGGATGGCCGAAGCGTGCTCAGTGCGAGATGGAACTTCTTGGCGGCTGTCCCATCTGGCAGTATACTCCCGATGCGGGAAAGACTGTCTATCCATGCTACAACGACGAGAGCGCCCTTGCATCTTGTGATCATTTCGGTGATCCGGTCTTTAGAGACGATCCGAAGACTCCTCAGTTCGAGGGTCGTCCCGAAGAATGTGGTCTTCAGCGTAATATGTATGGACCCTACGCTGGATTCTTCACGATTGCTCATGGAGGACCAAGTGGATGTAAGTCTGGCGTAGGACCTTTCTGGCAGGTTCGTGCTTGTCGCCCCGATGGACAAGGATGTGGTCCTTGGCTCAATTTCTGTAAGTAGGAGGTCGTTATGAAGGGAAAGCTGTTAAAGGCACTGTGGTGGCTAGTTCGTAACGCTCCGGCGATCGTAGAAGCGGTTAAGTCCGCTCGAGATCGTCATCCGAGGGAGCACAAGGAGAAGATCGTTGGCTAATGGATCGCCGACGAAGTATGTCGTTACCGGATTGATAGGTCTGGCTCTGTGTGCAGTCTTCTTTGCAATAATGGATTGGAGAGCTAGTTTGCTCTGCTCGGTTCTACTTGCATATGAAGCTTGGACACTCGTCAATAAGTATCCGAACGATACGATCTCCGATATCCTCTGGATTCTTTCAGAGCGTCCGATGGTTCCTTGGCTCTTTGGCGTGGGAAGTGGCTGGGCGATTGGCACTGGATACCTCACGAATCCGTGGTTAATCGCAGGTCTCTTCTTCCTCCAAGGGCATTTCTTCTTCCAGAGGAAGTAAATGGGCCTTTCTGCACTTACTGCGTTGATAGGGGAAGAGCAGAGTGATACTCTTTCTCCGGAGGAACCCGGACTCGGAGATGTCGCGCCTCCGGTTCCTCCAGTAGAATCTACTCCAATCGAGGCTCAGCCCGAAACTGGGCAGCAAATTGACCTGACGCAGGAACAGAAGGATGCGCTGAGGACTGTTTTTGAGACTATCACCAGACCGGACGATGACATTCGTGAGAAGATGGTTCCGATCTGGCAAATGTACGAGAACTACTGGCGTGGCCTACAGGATGTTATCTACGACTCGGAAACGAGGGAGTTCAGAACGGCTGCTGGAGTCGTTCGAGCGGCTGGAGAACTCGAAGATAACTACATCGGGTCGAAGATAGTTAACGTCTATAGGGCTCATGGAGAATCAGTTGCAGCAGCGATCTCGTCTGAGACGCCAAAGGTCCGCTTCTATCCGGAAGACGCAGAGGACCCGCAGGATATTACTACTGCTAAGACCTACTCTGTCGCTTCCGAGTTTATCGCAGACGATAACGAGGCAAGACTGCTTCATCTCCGAGCAGTTTACATCAGGTGGAATCAGCCCTTCGTCGCATACTACAACACATATGTCTACGATGAGAAGTATGGCACGATCGAGAGAAGGACGTACAAGACAGTAGATCAGGAAATGACGTCGGCACACTGCCCTGGTTGCCTTGAGGAGCTTCCTGTTCAGACTCCGAACAGCATTTGCCCCGAATGTGGAGTCGAAGCTGTACAAATGTCGTCAATCGAGCCTGTTCCGGTGATTGAGAGTATCAATACGGTTCCTAAGGGAAGAGAAAAGATCGAGGTTTATGGACCTCGTCACGTGAGGATTCCATACAATATCAAATCCCTTGACCAAGCCGGCTATCTCTGTCTCGAAACAGAGCACCACTGGGCTCAGATCAAGCACATTTATAAGCAACTTGAGATGAAGTCTGGCTCTCCGGCACCTTCCAGCACGGCTGATACCGCTCGTACTGCTAGAAAAGCTGCTGAGGGCGGAGAGCCGGATCAGGATCAGGTGACTCTGGAGAGAGCTTGGCTCCGTCCCTGGGCGTTGAACCTTATTGAGGACGAAGAACTCCGAATGAGTTTGATCGTTCTCTTTAAGAAGGGGATTCAGGTCACTTGGGCTGACGGAGAGTTTGCCGAAGCCTACGATGAATCAATGGACGATCACTGGACGATCGTCTTCGATCCTTTTGCTGAGCATATCCACGGAGATCCTCTCGGAAAACCGGAGATTCCGATTCAGGATATGACAAATGACGTGGTCCAGCTCACGTTGGAACACGTTCTCTTTGGGATTGCGGATAGCTTTGCCGATCCAAGTGTTCTTAGCTTCGAGAAGTACAAGAATACGGAGAAAGCTCCGGGGAATATCTTTCCTGCGAAGCGTCCGCCGGGAATGGGGCTGGATGCAGGTTTCTATCAGTCTCGCCCCGCTGTTCTTTCGGACAATATCGAGATCTTTCGCCAGGCTCTCGAACAGTATGGACAATTCGTTACGGGAGATTTTCCAGGAATCCACGGTGGTCCCCTTCCTCGGGGATCTTCGAGGACAGCTGACGAGTATCGTCAAGCTAAGCAGGGTGCCCTCCAGAGACTAAGCGTAACCTGGTTCCTTCTGGTCCTTACTTGGGCGAAGGTCATGCGGAAGAGCGTAGATGAACTGCGTGTCCACATGAGATTCCAAGGAGAGGATATCAAGTTCGTTCAGGAAAAGGGTAAGGGATTCGTCAACGTCTGGATAAAGCTAGCTGATATCGACGATGGTAACGTCGGTCGAGTTCGGCCGGAGAACGACGAAGCCTTCCCACTCTCAACTGAGCAGAAGCGTGGAGTCTTGATGGAACTGCTCCAGACTGGAATTCCCGAGCTCTTCCAGTGGGCATTCGCACCAGAGAATATGCCGGAGACGGCGCGTATTCTTATTGGAATGTCGAACTTCAAGATTCCGGGTGAGGATGATCGAGAGTATCAGCTCTGGGAGATCAACAACATCCTTGCGGGTCAGATGGTTCAGGTCGATCCTGATCTGGATAACCACGAGATCCATGTTGCTACTCTGCGTTCTTGGGCTACCAGCGAGAATGGGCGCAAGACGAGGGAAGTCAATCCGATGGGGTGGGCAATGGTCATGGAGCATCTCCAGATGCACTCTATGATCCTCGAGCAGATGATGCAGCAGGCTGCTATGGCTGCACCTCCTCAAGGTCCACCCCCGAAGAAGAGTAGACAGGCGGAGGGAAGTGGGGCATCCGAGCCTCCTCCGAGCGCATGATAAAGAAGTTGCTCAGGCGGTGGAAGAGTCGAATCCGGTTCTTGGGCAAAGATACGTATATAAGGCTTTATCCAAATATAGGATTTAGACTTTTCTACAGAGGAAAAGAGATTCGCTGGACCCACTTTGACGGCTGGCATATCGGTCGAGTCAAGAGATAGACAATGGCTCAATTTGCAAGACCAAGCGTCGATACGACAAGAGACAACTGGGAAGAAGATGATGGATCGACTACGGATATATGGGACCAGATAGACGAATCCTCATACGATGATGCAGACTACATTCGTACAGTGCTTACTCCAACGAATGATGTCTATGTTACGAAGTTAACGAGCGTATCGGATCCTCTTTCATCAATCAATCATACCGTTCGATACAGGTATGGGAAGGATGCAGCCGGAGGAGATCAAATAGATCTGACAGTTCAGCTAAGACAGGGATACACGAATGAGGGAAGTCCTGGAACGCTGATTAAGGAGTGGACTCATACTGACATCCCGAGTGGATGGAATGCCGCTGCACAGACACTTTCTGGAGCAGAGGCGGACTCGATTACTGACTACTCGAATCTCTACTTGAGGTTCGTTGCGAATAAGCCATGATACTTGGAACTCACGCACAAAGATTAGACCGTTGGTTGGGCGCTGACCACACGGAGCGTATCTCCCGTGCGATGAGGGACTGGTATGGTCCCCCAATTGCACTCGTGGGATGTCCAGGTAGTGTCATCTTTGCTCACAAGGGGGGAGACTTCCGCGGGATTATCAAGAGCGGGCAGTTTGGCAATCAGATGGACTTCTGGAAGGAACGTCTGAATGCCTATGCTCGTAGAGTTGCTAGGAGTCAGAGAGCCAAGGCTAATGCTGGCTTCACTAGCATCTCTGACATGGTGGCTGAGGCGTCTGCTGGAAAGCGCAGAGACTATTTCTGGCAGAAGGCCGGATCTACAGGTGTCGTGGGTGTCACTAACAGTCTATGGGGTCTTGGTAATCAGCCGGCCGCTGGAGCTAATGCCGCGAATGCTCCGGGTGGTGAAGCTCCGACAGACGCCTTCCAGGGTGCAATGCTCATCGACAATGTGAGCACTGACACACGCCATATCGTCTCTGGCTTTGCCTCGTGCGAGGATGCCGGCAATACGCTGCTCCTCTACGACCGCATCTTCCAAGTCAACAAGACGATGAACTCCACGTCGAATGAATCCGTCACGGGAGTTCCAACCAGATACCAGAGTAGTACAGTAACTAATCCGGACTATGCTGGTGGGAACTTCCTCTTCATCGAGGTGGGCGGTACGGCTCTGGCCGCAACGGCACACAATTGGGACACATGTCTATATCGAGATGACGCTGGTAACGACGCACAGTCGCTTCCGACCGTTACCGGCAACTCCGGAGCTATCGTCCGTCGGCTCGACCAGCCGGCGCAAACGTGGTTCTGTCCTCTTGCCAGTGGCGATATAGGCATCATGGATCTTAACCAGATGCACTGCTCCGCAGCCGTCGCGACCGGGGTCATCAACTTCGTGATTGGCCATCCGCTCGTTTGGATGCCAATCCCGATTGCAAACTTGCACATTATCTATGACTTCGTGCGTGGAGCATTTTCACTCGTTCGTGTGTTCGACGATGCTGCGATGGCTCTTCTCGAGGTCATGAAGCCGAGCACATCCTCTACGACCTACAACGCTGGAATTACCGCTGTCCACGGGTAACATGTGTTTCGTCTATTTGACATCAACGCACCATTCGGAACTGGTGAGGAACCACTCAGCCCACCCGACTGGACGAGTGTATCTGTTGATGGTCAAATCCCGCTCGAGAATGTTCAGAGTACGGAGCGGCGAGTACTGGTCTCGTGGGCAGAGTTCGAGGTTCCGAATGAGCCTCGTCGCGCACGAGTCTCGTGGGCGGAGTTGGAAGTTCCCAACGTTCCGCACAGAGCCCAAGTTAGTTGGGCAGAGCTCGAGATTCCAAATGTCCCACATCGTGCTCAAGTCTCTTGGACCGAGCTCGAGATTCCTAATGAGCCTAGAAGGGCACGAGTTAGTTGGGCAGAATTTGAGATTCCGGATCTTGTCCTCACGCGTAGGGCTCAAATATCCTGGTCGGAGTTTGAGATACCTAATGAGCCTCGTCGGGCTCAAGTGTCTTGGACCGAATTCGAGACTCCGTATGACATCAGGAGAGCCCTACTCTCGTTTGCAGAATTCGAAGTTCCGAACGTTCCCGCCCGTGCTCAGGTTTCTTGGGCAGAGTTCGAAGTTCCCTCACCAGGCGAGCAAGAAAGAGTCTGGAAGAGGTTGGCGAAGCGCTGGAGATAGGAGACTGACATGTCAACCGAACTGATCCAACCGGGGGAACAGGTCGTCCTAGTAAACGCTGATGCTCAAGCGGCACCTGTGAACTTGGCGGAGTTTGCGATGCCTACGTCTTTCGCTAAGGTAATCGCGTGGACTACCAAGTTTGCATCTGCTCCCAGTGGTGTTAGCATTGCCCTTCAAATTTCAAACGATAAGGTCGTTTGGAATGACTTCGATACGAGCACGGCTACTGCCGGAGAAACTCGAACTACGAATCCGACAGCAGCTGCATTTATTCGAGTTCGTAAGGCGTCGCAGACGGGTGGAGGAGCTCTTACTGTTACTGCAGTGTTGAGCTACTAGGGAGGCATAGATGAAATCTATCAGATGCAAAAAGTGTGGGGCTGTACTGACCGATAATGATCCTCAGTACAAGGGTCTCCGACCGAAGGATGCAGTCATCAAATTGTCGAGCGATCATGCGTCCAAGAACGGCTGCGATTGGCCAGCAGCTAACATCGGGGTTGTTTTGAAGGAAATGAATAGGTAAACGTCAATCAGTTGATGGGAGATTAATCACATGCCTGAACCAGTCGGAAATGAGGTTGATGACCTCGCCGCAGATGCAGAGGATGCGCTGGATCAAATGAATCGTCTTCTTGATGAAGATGATAACAAGTCCGGTGGCGAGCGTCGTGAAGAGGATCAGGGAGGGAAGTCCGAGGATGATGACTCTCTGACCGATATCCTTCCTCCCAAGAAGGACAAGGATAGGAAGGAAGAATCGGAGGAAGAAGAGCAAGAGGAGGGCGAGGAAGAAGAGGAAGAGGAGGATGATCTCCTTGGAGAAGAAGAGAAGGCGGAGCTCGAGTCCTCCGGAGAGCCGAAGCTCATTAAGGATATCGAGAAGAAGTATCCGAAGATCTTTAAGGAGTTCAAGCCTCTCCGCATCGCAATCATGCGGGATACCGCTTTCTCTCAGCTCTTTGGCACTCCTCGCGAGGCGGCTGAGATCTCCCAGCTGAATGATGATTATAGGGAATTCGAGGCCGAGATTCTTCAGGGAAACGGACCGAAGGTGCTTTCGGCCATCAAGCAGACAAATGCGGATGGCTTTAAGCGATTCGTGAACAATTTCCTTCCTGCTCTACGCGAAGTAGATGAGGGCTCATATCGTGCAGTGACCTACCCTGTTCTAGCGGAGGTTCTCGCTCTGGCTAGGACGACTGGGGAAGCAAGGGGAGACAAGAATCTCGTTTACTCCACGAAGCATCTAGCATCCCTGATTTGGCCTTCATTAAAGGGAGAAATCCCCAAGGAGGCGGCTCCGGAAAGGACTAATCCCGAGTTGGAGGAGCGGGAGCGCAGGCTGGCTGAGCGTGAGCGTGAGGCTGAGCAGCGAGAAAGTAAGGCTTTCGTCGGAAGTGTCAAGTCAAATTGTCAGCGGCTTCTTAGGAAGCGAATCGAGAAGGGGCTCGACCCGAACAACGTTCTTTCACCCTTCCTGAAGAATTCGGTCGTCGAGAAGACAATGGCAAGTGTCCAGGAACTGTTGGATGAGGATACACAGTTCAACCACGTAATGCAGCGGACTTTCGGGCGCGCTCGGAGGTCGGGTTACTCCAATGAGTACAAGACGCGGATGGTCGGAACTTTTCTTGGTCGTGCCACACAACTCATTGGACCCATCAGGAGACGCCTTCTTCTTGCTGCTCTCGGAAAGAACGATAGCAGGGAAGATGGAAGAAACAAACCGCCGATGAGACGAGATGCCGGAGAAGGAGTGGTCGGAGGAGGACGCGAAAGAGCGCTCAAGGCGAGTGAAATCGACTTCGAGCATTCGTCTGACCTCGATATCATCTCCGGAAGGGCTAAGTCGCTTCGGCAATCTAGGAGATAGGCGATGGCGCAGCAAGAGGCGGACGTCGCCGCAACGGAGCTGGAACACGTCGACAAGGTGGTTCCGACTCTGTTCGAGCGCGAGGGTCCGTTTTACCAGTGGATGGATACGGCCGAGGACGTCGAGATTTCCAACCGAGACGCACGAGTGCCGCTCGAGGTTTGGTCTGGAGGCAACTTCGGACACTACGACCCGGACGGCGGGGCTCTCGGACTGGGCTCGGCGCCCAAGTACGACAAGGCCGTGATCAACAGCCAGCACCTCCGGATGGGTACGCAGTACACCCGGAAGGCGGAGTGGGCTACCGAGAGTGGGCGGAAGGCGGTTGTCAATACCGTCCGTCGTCTCTCGGCTTCGGCAATCGCAGAGTTCCGTCGGTACATCGACTCTCTGATGATGACCAACGGTCAGGGCATTCTTGGGACGATTTCGGCTGTGTCGAATTCGGGTGGTTTCGACACCATCACTCTCGGCACTGACGGATTCGGTTCCAAGCTGCTCCGGTACAGCCAGGAGGTGGCGTATTACACGTCCGATCTCTCGGCTGCTAGGGACAGCACGAACACGACCAACAAGACGATCACGTATCACGATCCCGTCGCGAAGCAGATCAAGTCGGCCACTACGGCTGCCCTGGCTGCGACCGACAAGGTTGTGGTTGGTGGTCTCGGAACGGTTGTCGGAGCGTCGGTCATCTCTCTGCTCGGAGTGCCGTATCACCACTCCAACGCGTCCTCCGGGACGTGGCTCGGACTGGATCGTGCGACATATCCGCAGATCCGGGCGAACGGTATCAACGCGAACAATGGATCAATCTCGCTGAGTTACGTTCGCAGGGCCATCAACATCATTGGCGACCGCGTCGGCATGGACAACATGAAGAATCAGGTCGCCTGGATGCATCCGTGCCAGGTGCAGGCGATCGAGTCTCTGGGTTGGGGTCTGACCACGATTCAGAAGTCGGCGAGGGAGGAGGGGATGAACCTCTTCTTCAACGTCGACCAGCTCGCGGGTATCCCGATCAAGAAGTCCTTCTCGTGGGACAAGACGAGGATCGACTTCACGGTCAAGGGTGTCTGGAAGAAGGTGGTCTTCAAGCAGCCCGGACTGTACAAGAAGGGCAGTGAAACGCTCTTCGACATCCGGTCCACGACGGACGGTTCGCCGAAGACTTCTCTGGTGTTCTACTACGTCATCGGTACGAACACCTACGTCAACAACCCGCCGCTGTGCTCGTACATCTACGCACTGGCGGTTCCGACGGGTTACTAGTTTCTGGCGGGGATAGGCGGCAATAACTGGGAGAATCGCCGCCCTCTTTAGATTGGCAGCGGAGCCAAAGATCCTAC